AGAAATAAAATCACCGGTGATTGACGAGGCCGGAAACAAACGAAAAATTTTACAAGTTGCAGTTGATACTGGACATGAAACTATTAAAGTTTATCAACTGGCAAGGGACATTCCAGATTTAGTAATGCCGATAAAAGGAGATGGCAACAAAATTGCCATAGTCAGTCGAGGAAAGCCGATTGAAATAAGATATGGCGGATCTGCTTCCAAAACAGGAGTTTCATTATTTATCATAGGTGTCAATATTATTAAAAGTGAAATATATAGTTTATTAAGAATTAACGATAAAACCAAACCGGGATTTCAAAGTTTTCCAAATGATTATGACCAGGAATATTTTGCACAGTTAACTTCTGAAAGTTTACAAAAGAAGAGAAGTCCAAGAACCGGAAGGACTACATATTTATATATTAAAAATCGTGATAGAAATGAGGCATTGGATTGCCGAGTTTATGCCAGGGCCGCGGCGGAATACATAGGTTATAGTAAAATGAAGGAGGAAGATTGGCAGCGGCACGGTAATATTGTTCATGATGAAACCAGCAAACCCAAAAAGAAAAAACGCAAAAGGATGATTTCAAAAGGGATATAAAATTAAACCAAATTGAGTTCGCCGCACTGTTTCCCCATTTAAATGTTTAGTAGTTTTAAGTGATAGGCTCTATGATTATTAATCTCACCAGTCAATAAGGTTTTAAAATTTTTTTATAAAAAACCCCTGGCTATAAATTGGAGGAAATAACCAGGGGTTTTAGCAAGATTTAAAAAGGACATTACTTTAAATCAGTTGAAATTTTTTATAATATGTCTCCAAAGTCAATAAAAAAACCCTTGACTATGCGACATAATAAAATTAAAATCAACATTAAAGCACTTTAATATATAAAGTTCTTTTATTTAGTTTCATTGATTTAATAAAATATATGTCATTAACTTTAACCGATGCCCAAGAACTTGTTGATGATGCCAAGGTTGCCTACAAGCTAGCATTAAAGACATTAAACTATGCAATATCTACCGGCGGAACTAATCGAAGTTTAGCGCGGCAAGATGTTGAGAAACTAAGACAGCATTTTTTATTTTGGTGCGGAGAAGTTGACAGATTGTCTGCAACTCCTATAGGTAAAAAAGTCAGAATCGGTAGAGTATTACCGCAAAGGGGACATCTTAGATCAATATGAGGTTCCCTTTTATAAAAAGACTTAATCAGTCTCTATCTAATATTAGAACTAGATTAAGGAGAATTAGGTTTACAGATATAGAGCTTGATTCCAACACTAGACCCGCAACACTACGAAAACTAAGACTTGAAAGCATAAAACTATATAATGGTGATAGTTCATTAGCGCGTGCGCTAATAGATATTCTTTGCAACAATGTAGTCGGTTCCGGATTAGAGCCAAGTCTTAACTTAAATGGAATTGATGAGATTCAAAAACCGGATGAACTTGAAAAACAAATAAAAACGCGCTGGGAAATTTGGAGTAAAAACACAAGGTCCGATTATTCCGGAATTACCGATTTTTTAGACTTACAAAGACAAGCTTATTTATCTCAACTACTGCAAGGTGAAGTCTTTTCCATACAACGAAACTTTAATAACGCTTTTACAGTACAATTAATCGAAGGCCATAGGGTTACTTTCTCCGGGACCGTTGACGGTTTGTTAAGTCCAGAGGGAGACCAGGGAATAAAATATAATCGGCAAGGTGCGGAAATAGAAATTACATTTGATGATCAATTTAGAATACCGGTAAAAACCGCTGACGGCCGAAAACAAATAATTCATTTATTTAAACAATTACGGCCGGGACAAATGCGCGGAGTCCCCCATTTGACAGCAACTATAAGAGACTTTACAGACTTACAACAATATTCCGACACTGAAATGAAGTCAGCAATAGTTGCCTCCTCATTTACCGCATTCATAAAATCCCCCAATAGGGACGCTTTGGGTGAAGGTCCCTTCCGCCCAGAAGGCGAAGAGACAGACTCTGAATATGATAGTACGGTTGATTATGCGATGAAACCCGGTGCAATATATTCTTTGGATCCTGGAGAAGATGTAACGACCGTTAACCCTACGAGACCTAATTCAGGGTTTCAGGCCTTTTATGATACTAAGATACGCGACCTTGCCGCGTCGACCGGGATACCATTTAATATTTTAGTGAAAAAATTTGACACTTCCTATACAGCGGCCAGGGCGGCAACTTTAGAATTCTGGAAGACCATCATGGAAGAAAGGAATCTTTTTGCTAGAAGATTTTGTCAGGAGATTTTTAATCAATGGTTGTTTTTAGAGGTTGTGCGAGGTGATATTATAATTCCCGGGTACTTGGAAAGTGTAAATTTACAAGATGAAATTAATAACTCAGTAGTTTGGATAGGTTCCGCTCAACCACAAATCGACGAAACCAAAGCAGCGAACGCGGCAAGAATAAGAATTGAGACCGGCCTCAGTAACCATGAACTAGAAACTAAACAAATGGGGAAAGGAAATTTTTCCGATAACGCGGCCAAATTGAAAAGCGCACATGATGAACTTTCTTTTCAAAGAGAACAGGAGATTGTCTCAACTAATGGAACCGGAGTTTTAAATAATAATTGATATGAAGAAAAATAGTTTACCTAAAAAATTATTAGCATTAAGAATATCAGAAGTGCGCTCGTACTTTGATAAGATATTAAATGCCGATGCTGATAAAGTAAAAGCTTTTCATAGTGACGATGTAAAGTTAGAACAAAAGAATTTTAGAACACAAGGCAATGTTGCAATCATTCCAATCAAAGGAGTTATCACTCAGTTTTCCGATTTCTTCACATGGTTATTTGGTGGTATATCTTGCGAAGAGATAGAAGCTCAATTTGATTTAGCATTAAAGGACGATTCAATAAAAGGAATTGTACTTGATATTGGTTCACCAGGCGGTGAAGCCGGTGGAGTTCATGACCTTGCAAGTAAAATATTTAATGCCAGGAGCCAAAAAACGATTGTATCATACGTACGAGATGAGGCAGCAAGTGCCGGTTATTGGCTAGCGGCAGCAAGTTCCAAAATTATTGCAAGTGAAATTGCAATAACCGGATCCATTGGAGTCATTGCCAGTTTTCAAAACGAAGACTCTAAGGATGTCCATTTTGTTTCTTCTATCAGTCCGAATAAGAGACCGGATATAAATTTACCAGAAGGAAAGGCACAGATTCAAACTTGGGTAAATGACGTAGGCAGTATTTTCGTAAATCAAATTGCAAAATTTAGAGCAGTTAGTTCTGACGATGTAATTAACAACTTTGGAAAAGGTGATGTACTAATAAGTAAAAAAGCACAAGTGGCTGGCATGATTGACCAAATAGGAAATTTTAAAACGGCTCTAATGATAGCATCTGGACAAGCGGATGAAAAGATTGAATCTCAAAGTGAAAGTGAAAAAGCACTACAAGCAATTAACAAATCACCCGTAATTATGGAAACTTTGAATAAATTAAGTAAAGAAAAAGATAAAGATGTATTTAAAACAATAGTAGAAAGAGAACAAATAATTTTTAACAAAAAAGAACTTAAAAATAGTATTACTAACAATAATAAAAAATCAAGGAGTAATGTAATGAATAAAATTTTTGCAAAAATTTTAAAAGGCGGATTAAGGGCCGAGCTTCATATAGTAGATGATGAAAATGAAGAGGCAGTAATCCCCGATGATAGTCTACCAATTAGTGAAATTGATGTTGAATGGTTAGAACAAAACTTACCGGAACTATTCGAGGAAATCAAACAATTAGGACGCGATGAAGAAAACGGACGCCAGGAAGATGGTGATGATATGGACGTGGATAGTGATGATGAAGAAACACAGGCACTTTTTAAGACGTTCAGAAGGGATACCAAATTCCGACCTGAAGACCTTGCTATGAAACTTGTGAAAAGTTTCAAAGGTAATCCCAAATCTATTAAAGGTAAAACCAATCTTGAAAATCAAGGAGACCTTCATGTTCCTACTACCGCCGGCAACGAACAAACCGACGATGATAAAGAATTATCTCTATTAAAAAAAGGTGCCAAGGCATTTAGAGATTCAAAAAAAATTAAGGCAGGTATTAAATAATGAGTACAGTAGCAACAATAGAATTTGATGAATTAATAGCAGCAGACCTTGAGATTATATCGGAACAATTAGAAGTCAAAACAGGTTTGAATCTATTAAAAGGGACAGTCGTAGCAATTTTAACAGCAACAGGTAAAATTGAAGGCTATACCGCGGCAGGAGCCGGAGGCCAAGAGATTCTTTTTGGCATACTATTAGAAGATGTTGACACTACGTCAGTAATAAAGTCAGCAGCAATTTTAAAACATGGCGCAGTCAATGAAGATAAATTAATTTTCATTGGTACCGGTGATAAAGACACTACCAATCGTGAAGCAAGACTTTTAGGAATATATTATAAAATAGTTTCTCAGTAAGAGAATAAGGAGTAAAATAAATTATGGCATTAACTATATTTGACACAAAAACAATGTTAGAAATGATTGAGGTTGACCAGCAACCAACCACGTTTCTATTAGATACATTCTTTCCTACTTCAAGGGTATTCGGATCCGTAGCGGTTGAATTTGACCTAAGGAAAAAGTCAAGAAATGTGGCAGCTTATGTAAGCCGAAAAGCAGAAGGCGAAAATGTTGGTTTAACAAAGTTTAAAACACTAAGATACGAACCTCCATATTTAAAACCCAAAAAGACTATCACAGTTGCAGACCTCTTAAAAAAGAATCCAGGTGAAATTGAATGGGTTACCGGACTTTCAAAAATTGAAAGAGCCGGTCAAAAAATCCAAGAAGAGTTTGATGAACTTGATGACCGAATTTGGAGAGCAGAAGAACTTCAAGCAAGTCAAGCATTAAGATTGGGCAAGGTTACACCACTTGATAAAGATGGAAATTTGGTCGGCGATGAAATTGACTTCGATCGAGATCCTAATTTGACGAAAGCTCTAGTGTCTCCACCTTGGGAAGGTGGCGCTGCAGATATTCTTGCAGACCTTAGAGCATTTAAAAGAGAGGTTTTTTTAGCATCCGGTGTAATGCCTACCAAAGCGGTTTTTGGTTCAGAAGCGATTGACGCAATGTTAAAAGATGATGAAGTACAGGCATATCTTGATAATCGTCGAATAGACTCTGGTTCAAGCATTGTAATGAGAGCGCAAGCACTCGGGGCAACCTTTGTAGGTAATATTGAAGGACTCGACATATTTGGTTATGATGGAACATTCCTTGATATAGATGGAACTACGGTTCTAAACTATATTGATCCTAAAGAGATTGTTATAGGAACCGACCAAACAAACGAAAGATTGTATGGCGTTCTAGAATGGATGGAAGATGAGACAGAACGTCTTTTTGCATCTCCAAGATTGCCGGTTTCCTGGACTGAAAAAGATCCAGCGGCAAGATTTCTTCAAGTACATTCGGCGCCTATCGTAGTCACGAAAAATCCCGATGTAAATATGAAGGTAATAGTTATTTCTCCATAAAGGAAATTTTAAAAAATGTCAGGACCGGCTTTTATAGAAGAAGACTTTGGACCCATTATTATGGGAGACGGAGAATTTGCGGAGCCGGTTTTGATAACTTTTAAAGGTAATCAATTTAATACAAATGGGATTTTTGACGAAACTTTCTTAGAATATGACGCCGATGGAAATTTGGTTAACAGTAAATTCTCAAGGGTAACTTTTGAAGATAATGTTTTATTTGATTTATTAGGTGAGGAGATAACAGACAGCGAGCAAGACCAATTAACATTTCTAATTAGAGGTGAAACTTTCAAAGGTTTTGAACCTAATCGAGATGGAACCGGTTTAATAATGTTCAAACTTAAAAAAGATTAAAATGTCTGTAAATAATAAAAGAACTGAAATCCGTAAAGAATTAGTAACGATAATTAGTGCGGAATTAGCAGGATTTACAATAGATAAAAATAGAGTCATAGGAATACCACTGGAAAAAATTCCAGCAATTACAATTATGGGACCGGATGAAACTTGGACAGAAGATCCAAGTAGATGCGGGAATAGAGTAGCCGGTCAAGGAGTTATTAGAATAATACAAATAGGAAAACTCCCACCGAATTTGGAAACCGGAAATCCACTGGATGACCAATTAGATTCGACAGCAAAAAAAATAGAGAATGTTTTAACCGGAGTAGGAACGATAAAAACACCTTTTACATTAAATGGTTTAACACTATGGTTTAGGCTATCGGGAGCGAGTTATAATTTTGCAAATGATGACAAGGAGACAATAGGAAATTTGGATATGAACTTTGAGTATGAATATATTTTATCTTATCCCAATATAATACCTCCTCCTCCGCCACCTCCTCCATAAATAATTATGATTGAATTTATAAAAAATATTTTTAATAATCAAGATGTTTTCATCGTGGGCGGTGGACCTTCTTTAATCGGCTTTAATTTTAAAAGATTAGACGATAAGAAAGTTATTGCTGTAAACCATTCTTATGAGTATATTAGAAATACAAGTTTGCTTTGCTATCTGGATTTAAATTTTCTATATTCTTTAAGAAGGAAATGTCATAAAATAGAGCACTTCCCTTTCCCAGTGTTAACCGGTCCCCAAGGTTCTTATCATGCTGAAAATTGTTATACAGTAAGACACTGCAAAGACCCAAAAGAGAACAATGATAATCAATTATACGGTAGTATAACTTCAGTGGCTTTTTCTATTTCGGCGGCGCTTTATGGCGGAGCAAAGAAGATATACTTATTAGGAATAGATTTGTTTTTCAATGATATGAACAATAAGCATTTCTATTCCAAGGACTTTGAAAAACGTAAACTTTGGACTAACGGCAAAGATCCATCGCAACAGGATAGATTGGACCGGATGAAGAAATCATTTGAAAAATTTGAACCGTATAAAGATAAAATAATAAACTTATCAACAAATAGTAAACTGGAAATATTCGAGAAAAAAAAATTAGTAGAGGCGTTATAATGGCGAAAAATAAAAAGAACGAAGATGATAAAAAGAATTTAGAAATAGAAGAGAATAAAACTTCAAAA